GCACTGCCATTGTGGCAACCCAAAAAAATTTAGCTGCCACGGCCAACGTCGACAGCTTTTGGAGCTGGGCCGGAAGCGAAACCATATCGTTTACATCGGGTGACTATATTGAGTTCTTTGCCACGGTCAATCCGAGCATTTTAGACAGCTCCTACCTGCGCTTTACATTTGGCACGGCCAAAGTGCTGAGTGATACATCATTGCCGGTATTGGTTACCAGCGGCTCGACGGTAAAGATTAACGACACGCTGCCCCGCAATGTTTTGCAGCGCGATTTTTTCAGCAGCATTTTGAAGCTGTTTAACTTGTTGGTAATTGAAGACCCGCTAAAAAGCAATGCATTAATCATTACACCTTACATCGATTTTTACACCGGTACGGCGGTTGATTGGACGCGCAAGTTAGACCGTAGCAGCCCCATTCGCATAACGCCGATGGCCAACATTTCGGCGCGGTTTTTTGACTTCAAATTTAAGGATGACAGCGACTATTACAACGCCACCTATCAAAAGCAATATGGGCAAGGCTATGGCAGCTACACCTACGACAGTGCTTTTGATTTGGAGAATGACCGTTCAACCTGCGAAGTGATATTCAGCGGCACCCCGCTTGTAGGCTATGCCGGGGAGGATAAAGTGTACAGCACCATCTTGACAATTGAAGCTGGAGTTGAGGCAAGCGTCAACAGCAACATTCGGTTGTTGCAGTTTAAAAATGTAACGGGAGTGACAAGTTGGAACCTGATTGGCGGCACAAGCGGCCTGACAAATTACGGGTATGCCGGGCATTATGATGACCCCGATGCGCCCAACAGCGACATCCAGTTTGGAGTGCCAAAACAGCTATACTTTACGCTAAGCACGGGCAATGTGAGCAACCAGCAATTCAACCTGTATTGGAGCGAGTACATGGCCGAAATTACGGACAAAGACAGTAGGTTGCTAACGGCCAAATTCAAACTGGACATTGCCGATATTATCAATCTTGATTTTGGAAAATTAGTGTACATAGATGGGGCATTGTGGCGGTTGAATAAGATAGTTGACTACAATATGTCGGAACCTGATTTATGCACTGTATCATTGTTGCGCGTCATCGAAAAAGAATATTAACATGGCAGATCAAGTAGTTGGTTTACGGATAGAATCGGACAGCACCCAAGCGGTGCAATCCATTGGCAACATAAAAAAGGAGCTTCGCGCAGCCCAACAGGAAGCCGTTGCGCTTTCGCAAAAGTTTGGCGAAACATCAACCGAAGCATTGGACGCAGCTAGGCGAGTGGCCCAACTGCGCGACACCGTGGCCGATACCAATGAGCGTATTGCGCTGTTTGACCCTGGGGCGAAGTTCCAGGCGTTTGGCAATGTGCTGCGCACGGTGGCAGGTGGCTTTAGCGCATTGACTGGGGCCGCTGCGCTGTTTGGTGTTGAGAGTGAGCAGGTCGAAAAGACGCTGCTAAAGGTTCAATCGGCATTGGCATTGACCGAGGGCCTTAATACGATAGCTGATGCAACCAAAGACTTCCAACGGCTAAGCGCGGTAATATCGCAAACCTCAGTATTTCAGAAAGGTTTGGCCGCATCAACGGCGTTAACAAGTGGCGCGTTCAAGCTGTTTGGCGTGAGTGTTGCAACCACATCGACAGCGTTTAAGGCGTTGCGCACAGCCATCATTACAACCGGCATTGGTGCATTGGTGATTGGTATCACCTTGCTCATTACCAAGCTGGCAAGCCTAAAGAGCAACACGGAGAGTGCTGCTGATGCACAGGAGCGTTTGGCGGAAAGCACACGCCGGGCTAACGAAGCGTTTGGTGAACAGGTGGACAGCGTGAACCGCGACATTCAACTGAAGATAAAGCGGGCCAAGATTGCCGGGGCGACCGAGGGTGAAATAACAGCCATTGAACGCAGTGCCATACAGCAGCGTATTGACCTGCGCAGTAAAGAAATTACAGCCCGGATAAAAAGCGGGTTGGAAATAACGGAGCTTACCAAAGCCAATAGCGCCGACATCAATGCGCTGCAAGATTTCGACCTTGACCAACAGATTAAGCGCAACGAGAAAGCCAGGCAAGATGCGGCTAAGGCTGCGCAGGATGGTGCAGCTGCGGCATTGAAAGCCCGCGAAGATGCAAAAGCAAAAGCAGCCGAAAGCAAAAAAGATGCCGAGGAAACCCGGGCAAATTTTATAGAAGCACAACAGAAACTAAATGCTGATTCACTTGCCCAGCAGCAAGAAGATGACGAAAATAATAAGGCGTTTTTTGATAAGCAAATAGCCGATGAAATTGCAGGGCTTCGTGCCGTTGAAGTATACCAAGAGGAATTGGCTTTGGCTAGGCTTGAGCGCGACAGGTTGGAAAAGGAGCAATTTATTGCCAATGCAGAAGCAAAAAAAGCAGCGCAACAAAGTTTTGTCAATGCTTCCATCGGTGCGCTCGGTGCGCTTGCTGATTTGGTTGGCAGGCAAACAGCAGCGGGTAAGGTGTTGGCTCTTGCCGAAATTGCAGCAGGCACGGCCGTCGGACTGATTAACGCTTTGGACATTGCCCAAAAATCGGCAAAGGCAACTGGCCCCGCCGCTGCGTTTGCATTTCCCATTTTTTATGCAACACAAGCCATTGCGGTATTTTCGGCCGCAGCAAGAGCGCGGGCAATTTTAAGCAATAAGGGCGCGGGTGGTAGTTCGGCACCACCTTCGGTTGGGGCGTCTGTATCGGCCCCGACAATCCCAGCGCGAGCCGTAACCGGGGAGACTTCACTCGACCAACAAAGCCTCAACCAAATCGGCAACGCTACTGCGCGGGCCTTTGTAGTTGAGGCGGATGTAACCAATAATCAAGAAAGGGTTACCCGCTTAAATAGGGCGGCACGGCTGGGCTAATTACCCAAACCAGCAGAGCCCTACTCTTTAGGGCATGGACACTAACCTGCCCCTATTTGAGCTTACCATTGACGAAACCCCCGGTGAAGATACCGAGGTGAATTTTGTGGCCTTGGTTGACAAACCCGCTATTGAGCGCGGGTGGCTTGCCTTTACCGAAAACAAACAGCCTTACAAGTTTGCAGTTGCTGACGATGCGGAGCGCGTGATTATCGGCCCGGCTATGATACCCGACACCCCGATTTACCGCAACGACGAAAATGGCGAGTATTTTATAACCTTCTCGAAAGAAACCATCAAAAAGATTGCCCTAAAGTTTTTTACCAACGGTTACCAAAGCAACGTCAACATCATGCACGATGCTGGCAAGCAAGTGCAGGGCGTTACATTCTTCCAAAGCATCATCAAAGACGAAGCCAAAGGCATTACCGGGCTTGGTGGAGATTACCCCGATGGCACTTGGTTTCTCGGTGCAAAGGTCAACAACGACGATGTGTGGGCCGGTGTGCAATCGGGCAAGTTCACCGGGTTTAGCGTCGAAGGGCTGTTTAAATACCAGCGCACCGAAGCACAGATTTTGCAGGCCATAATTAATTTGTTAAGCTAATTACCCAAACATTAAACCACTTACTCTTATAGGTAACAACATTGTGCATTATGACTATCAACGAAAAGATACAAAAAATTAAAGTGCTTTTGGGCTTAGAAGCCCCGGCACCTGCACCAGTTGAGCCTGCCGCGCTCAATATGTACAAACTGACTGACGGCACCGAAGTTGCTATTTCAGCTTTGGAAGTTGGCGGCATTGTAACCGTGGGCGATCAGCCTGCACCAGCTGGCGAACACACCCTAGAAGATGGCACCGCCATTGTGGTGGATGCTGCCGGGGTGATTACTGAAATTGTAGCGGCTGCACCTGCTGCACCCGCTGCACCAGTTGAAGATGAACTGGCTGCCAAATTTTCGGCCATCGAAAGCACGGTTACTGCACAAGGTCAAATGCTTGTAGCACTTACCGACAACGTGAAAAAGAACAGCGATGTAGTGGCGCAATTGCTGAGCATCGTTGAGAAGCTGGCCGAAACGCCAACAGCCGACCCCGCTGCCGCACCTGCGCAGTCCTTCACAAAAGCAGAACCACAAACCCAAGCCGAGCGTTTCGCCGGTGTTCAAAAAGCGATTAAAAACCTTAAAAAATAAACAACGATGGCTTTCTCTTTTTCAAACGTAAGCGACTACACTCGGCAAAATGCCGACAACCTTATTTTGGCATCGCACTTCGATGCTAAGACCCAGCAGCTCGTGTTAAGCGAGGGCAATGTAATGGTGGGCATCAAAAGCAGCGAGCAGTTGCCTTTGATTGACACCGATGCATTTTTTCAGTCCGACAGCACCTGCGGCTTTGTTGCCAGCGGCACCACAACCATTTCCCAGCGTCAATTGACAGTGGGTAAAATTAAAGTACAGCAGCAGTTTTGCGAGAAGGATTTGGAAGCCAAATTCACACAGCAAGCCTTGCGCAATGGTAGCTCAAACACCGGCATCCCTTTTGAGCAAAAAATTACCGAGGAGATTGCCAAGACCATTGCTGAGCAATTGGAGACTGCTATTTGGCAGGGTGACACTGGAAGCGCAACTAACAACCTCAACAAATTTGACGGCTTGCTGAAAATCCTGAACGCCGCATCGGGCACCGTGGTGCAGGCCAACGCCTCGGGATTTTTAGGCATACCCAAAGTAACCGGCGCAATCACAACTACCAACGCCAAAAACATTGCCGATGCAATGTGGGTAGCATTGCCTGCGAGGTTGCAGGGTAAAGACGATGTGCGCATTTTTGCAGGCTACGACTTTTACAACACTTTCTTGTTGGCTTACCGCGATCAAAACCTTTTCAACTTTGCCCCAACTAGCGGCGAAGGCGCACCGAACGGCGAGGTAATCATACCCGGCACCAACTACCGCCTTACCGCGGTGCATGGCTTAGATGGCACAAACCGATTGGTAGCAGCCCGCATGAGCAATTTGTTCTTAGGCACTGATGCGCAGGGCGAAGAGAACGCCTTTGAAATGTGGTACAGCCAAGATGACCGCGTTGAAAAGCTGCACGTTGCCTTCAAAATGGGCGTGCAAGTGGCTTACCCTGCCGAGGTTGTGAACTTCATTATCTAACCAAGAGGGCGGCTAAAAACCGCCCTTCTTAATACGTTTTTATTATGCCTTGCGCAATAACTTCTGGCTTTACAATTGACTGCCGCGACGCGATGGGCGGCCTCAAAGAAATCTACATTGCTAATTACAACGATATCAACACCACTGCCCTAGCCGCATCGGGTGTGGTTAGCGGTGTGGTAACGGGCATTGTAAAGCTATCCGGCAAACGCTTTTACAAATTCCAACAGCTTGCACAGACATCGCAGGCCACCGAGACCATTACAGGAAGCGATGAAAACGGCACTACATTCTTTGCGCAAAGCATTGAACTGTTCTTGCTAAAGATGCAAGCCGCAACCCGCAACCAGGTGTTGCTTATAGCCCAGGGGCGCGTGATTGTGGTAACGGTTGACCGTAATGGCAAAGCCTTTTTGTACGGCCTAGAATTAGGCCTCACGTTAAGCACTGGCGATGGTAACAGCGGTAAAGCCTTCGGCGATCGCAACGGCTACGTTCTTACCTTAACAGGCGCGGAGCGCGAGCCAGCACCCGAAGTAAATGCCGCAACAGTGGCCGCACTCGAAACCGCAGGTTAGTATTTCATTTTGTTTTTGTTTTTTTAGTCAACCCTGGTATTCTTGCCGGGGTTTGTTTTTTTGCCCAAAACAGCAAACTTCTACTCTTAGTAGTATGCTGCAACTTGTACAAGGCCAAACCAACGAGACCATGGTGGTTACACTTTGGGAAAGCCTGACCATTACCAGCGATATTTATTACCAGTTTGAGTTTCAGCATAGCGTTACAAAGCAACTTGTAAATGTGGTTTACTCGGCAGCATTCGACCTAAGCACATACCCTGAGCGTTACAATGAGTTTGCGATTAATACATCGGTAACATTTGGCAACACGCCAGCGGGCGAATGGCATTATAAGGTATATCAGCAGGAAGGCGTAAGCGGCCCGCGTGGCATTTTACTTGAGCAAGGCAAATTATTTATTCAACAAACACCGGCGTTTAGTTACACCAAGCCAAATGACAGCACGACGTACACAATACCAGCCAACTGATCCAAATGTTGTTTTCTTGAACTTCGCCGATAACCGCGTGCCGGAGTTTAAGGAAGTACCCAATAAAGATTGGGTGCTTTACGGCGAGGATAACAAATACGGTGACCGGCTGCTTTACCTTTACAACAAAAGCAGCAAGCATAACGCCATTATAAACGGCAAGGTCAATTACATTTTTGGCAAAGGCTTTGATGCGGGGCAAGATGCTAGGAGCATTGCCTTGCTTAATTCTTGCAACCGATTTGCCGAAGGATTGAACGAAGTGGCCGAGCGGTGCGCAATTGATATTGAGGTTTTTGGCGGGTTTTTTATTGAGGTAATTTGGGCGCGTGGCGGCGGCATCAGCGATTTAATACACAAACCCTTTCAACAAATGCGTGTTGGCAAAGATGCTGGCACATTTTTCTACAAACAGAATTGGGATATTTACAACCGCGACAAGCCGGTTCCATATGACGCATTTAACCCCAATATCAGAACAGGAAGCCAAATATTTTACTACAAAGAATATCGGCCCGGCGTAATGTATTACCCGCTTCCGGGCTATCTCGGAAGCCTTAACTACATCGAGTGCGATGTTGAAATAAGCAAGTACCATTTAAGCGCCATTACAAACGGCATGTTCCCGTCGAAGATGATTGTTTTTAACAACGGCGAGCCAACCGAGGAAGGCAAAGCTAAGATTGAAAAAGGCTTTAAAAATAAATTTGCAGGGGCCGAAAACGCGGGCCGGTTTATGTTAATGTTTGGCAGCGATCCGGCGAAGGCCCCAATCATTCAAGACCTTTCGGCTACCGATTTGGATAAGCAATTTGTCATTCTGAACGAGACAGTTCAGCAAGAAATCTTTAGCGGCCACGGCATCACTTCGCCATCCTTGTTCGGCATTATGACCGCTGGCAAATTGGGCGAAGCAACGCAGCTAAAAGATAGTTACGATATTTTTAAAAAGACCTATGCGGAGGTAAAGCAGCGCCGACTTGAGGAGTGCTTTAATTACCTGGTATCATTCGCCGGTGTGGTTGAGCCTTTAAAGATAATTGAACTAGACCCCATTGGGTTTCAATTGAGCGAAGCCGGCATATTGGCGGTGGCCCCACGGGCATGGATTTTGGAAAAGTTGGGCATTGACCCGGTGAAATATGGCGAGCCACTGCCAGCAGTTGCACCAACGGCCACACCACAATTGAGCGAGGTAAACGACAATTTAAAAAACCTGACCGGCAAGCAGATGCAGGGCTTGATGCGAATTGCCCGGAAATACAACAAAGGCGAATTGACACTTGAGCAGGCCATGTTAATGATGGCCACATCTTTCGGCCTTACTGAAAAACAAAGCAAAATAATGTTGGGCGTTACGGAGGAGCCGGACGATGTGTAATTTTGGCGAATATCAAACAGCGGATTTTTTTCAGCACATCGGCGAAATAATCACCGACTACGATGTGTATGATAGCTGGGAAGCTACCGACATAGATTTGCGCCGGGCTGCGTTTGCCGAGGTAACCACGGCCACCGAGGCGGCAATACTGGATTTGATTAAAGCCGACAAGCGCATAACCCCGCAGGCCATTGCCGAGGCTTTAA